CGTTAATGTTGTTTCTCCTGCTTCTTGGTCAATAAAGAAATTATCTCCAACACGGAAGTTTCCTAATTGGTCTACTGATTGATAGTATATTTTTCCTGAGTTTAATTCAGTAACTTCTTGAGTTTGTACAACTCTACTATTATCGTTATCTAAAAATTTACCTAAACCAATGTATGCAAAGTTATGCTGTATTAGGTACATTAGTGTATCTGCACCGTCTGCTACTGCACCAAAGTTACCATATACGTTTGCACTACCAATTGAACGTATTTCTGCACCAAACTGTGTTGTTGATCCATCTGTACTTAAATGTCCTGTTGTTCCTCTTACAGCATACAGCCCTCTATTAGCAAAGTATGTAAATGAATTTAACCACTCTACACGCACACCGTTGGTCATTGTAATTGCATCAACACCTGGTGTTATAAACGTACAACTATGGAATAACATACTTGCTTCTTGACTTGCACTGTTTACACTTGCTCCGTCAATTAGTGCGCCTTTACCTGCATCTCCGCTGGCAAAACCTCTAGGGTCGCTTGCACTTGTAGTTGTACCTTTTGTAATAACTGTTACATTTTGAATATAAGGACTTCTACTACTTACAACAGTATTAGGAGCAAATCTAAATGCATGTCCTGTATTTGTTCCGCTGTCATAATAAAAATCAGTTATTGTTAAATTCTGTATACTTGATTCGCCGTTAAGATGAAATACATCTTTGTCAAGATCAGCACTTGTCGGACGTATAAAACAGTTACGCATATCTGCGCCTATTACACTTACGTTTGTTGGAACAACTAAAGGAAGTTCTTCCTCATAGCCTCCTGGATAAACATATATTGTTACAGGTCCACCAGTACTTGCATCACTTGCACTTAGTGCATGTTTAATTGTTTTGAAAGGGCCGCTTGGATGATCTCCAACATTTGTGTCACTGCCATTTTCGGCAACATAAAAGATATTACCTGTACGTTTTACAAGAACTGCTCCATTTGCATTAACAGTATTTGCGTTAAATATTTCATTGTTAATCGACTGTGCTTCCATTAACAACCAACGTTTAGTTGGTGAACCTAGTTGTCTAGTATTGTTACCATCTGGAAGTATATCACTATCTATATCTGCTTCAAATGTTACAGTGTCTTGGTTAATGTTGTCACCAAAAGTAATGTTACCTTCATATGTAATATTACCTGTTGCATGTAGATTGCCTTGGACGTTTAACGCAAGATCGCCTGCACTATCGTCTGCTCCTACAATTACTCGTCCGGTTCCGTTTGGTACTAAATCAATATTACTATTTGTATTGTAACTACTAATAATATTATCATTAATTTTTAAATTATCAGTAGCTAGTGTACTAATTTTAATAATTTCTGGTGCATTAATGTTAATATCACCGATTAAATTATTGATATTATTTGTGCTAATTTGTAATAAATCAATATCAGCAGCATTTGAAATTATGTTTGTTGTATGTATAGTTGAGTCAACATCAAGTTCGTACATTGGTACACTTTTATTGACACCAATACGCCCTGTTGATACATCTAAGTATAGTAATTGTGTTGTGCCAGAAGTATTTCTAAAAGCAAGGTCGATGCCGTTGCGTTCTAAATTTGCTTGTAATAATGGTCCGGAAATTCTACCGACTTGTGACATGTTAACTCCTATACTATGTATTTATAGGTTTACTTGTCGAAGTTATGTAGTACAGTAATAGGTTTTGCTAAGTCTGGTGCTGATGTAAATTGTAAGTAATAACCTGCCGCAAATCTTAATCCAGCAGTACCTGTACCAGATCCGGCACCACTTGCTGTAAAGAAAGTTCCTGGGTTATTGTCTGCTGCTCCGATAGTAGTATAGTCAGTGTCACCACTGGTTACAATTACATAGTCTAAGCCAACACTAAATGAACCTGCTGTAATTGTTGTTCCGTCTTGTGGTGTTGTTGGGTTTTGTTCTAAAGTATAGTTAGTTGCTGATATTTGGAATACGTTTTCAACAAATACTAGTACATTCTGTGCTGATGCTGGAACTGGATAATCTGAATCTCCACTTGCTAATGGTCCAAAGATAATTTCGCTTGCATCACCGTTTCCTAAATTTTGTTGTGTTATACCTACACTGTTAGGTTCTTTGTATCTTACTTTCCTCCAAGCACTATCTTGATAAAACTCAAATTCATTATCTGTGGTGTTGTATCTTGCATGTCCATTAACTGGAGTAGCTGGTCGTTGCGCTGTAGTTCCTTTAGGGACTAAAACAACATTATCACTTTCAAGTATTACTTGATCGTTGATATCGTATTTTACACCTTTGCCTACTATGTTACGTAGGTTTGTTGATTGAGCTTTTAATAATCTCATTATACTTCCAAATAACTAACTGTTGCTGCTAAGTCTGTAAGTGCTGATCCTATGTCTGGACTTGCAACAAATACAATCTTGTCTCCCGCTTCTAAAACAATTCTTTCTGAATCAAAAGTAAATGTTTCTTTACCCGGTAATGTTAAATCTCTTACTACTGCTGTTACTTTATTATTTAAAGCATCACCACTAGGTATTAAATGCATGTCAAATGTTGCGTCAGCTGTTCCTGTGTTGCATACTAAAACATTTGTTATAGCATAACTTTTTCCTGCAGGTACACCTAATCCACCAACTTGGTCAATTATGTCTAGCTGTGCTGTTGTTAATTGTGCGTTTACTATAGCCATATTATTTCCTTAAAATAGCATGCTGTAAAGCAATGCTCTATTTTTACTTATTATTTCACCTTTTGTACTATCTTTATTTACAAAATATAAACCAGTTGCGCCTGATCCTTGGTTTGATGAATATAATTTTATTCCACTGTTTGGAGTAGTAATAGCAGGGTCAACTGCGTCATCGTCATATAACGAACTCGTAATAACAAATGCATCTTTAGATGTAACTGCTCCTGTTCCAGGTGCTGATAATAATAAGTCTTCATTTGAATTTAGGGTACTAATTTCATTATTTTGTATTTTTACATCACCAAGATGAACTCTATTACTATAAAAGTTACTTGTAACAACTCCGTCTACTGTAACTACAACTGTACTTTCGCTGCCTGATACTGAAAAATCTGAAGTTGTAACACTTGTATCAGCTTGTGATATTCCTGGTTGAAAGTTTGTTGCTAATGCATAACTTACGTAATCAACTATACCTTTAGCGTTTGGAATATAATCGTTGTTTAATACTACAATTCCGCCTCCTGGGTCAGTAATTACCCCTCCTGAATAATTAAATACATTTTCTTCATAATCAACTGTTCCTGCAACGTTAATTGCAGCTCCAGGTGTAGTAATATATAACTGACCTTGTGCCGATATACTGTTTACACTTATAGGAACAAAATTTTCATTTACATCTTCAAATATAAATGCACCAGTGCCACTAGAACCACCTGTTACAAACGGAACTTGTTCGTCAAATACAATTCTTGCTGTAGGTAAAGAACCTCTATCAATTTCAATACCTGCTTTGTAATCAAAACTTGCTCTAATGCCGGCTCCGCTTTCGCCTTCATTAAGTGTTAAAATATTGTCAGCAATAGTAGTAACAGTTGATTCAACTGTTGTAGTAGTGCCTTTAACTTCTAAGTCTCCAGTTACAACTACAGTTCCTCTTGGTGTAGCTGATCCACTAGTTGTATCTAAAATAATTTTTCCAGATACACCATTGTCAACTATAACCCTATAGTCACCGTCTGTAATTCTTAAAACCTTTGATATTTCCCTGTTAACATTAATACATTTGTTGTTGAGTCGTGTTCAAGATCCCAACTGTATTGACTGTTATTAAAATCTATCATCAAGTTATTAATAATTGAAGCAATATAAACAAATGTTGAACTATGTAATACAATACCCATTAATGACATTTCATTGTCATCTAATTCATTTGTATTTTTATTAACTAATTCACACACTCCTTCATTTCCCTCGTTATCAGTAACTTTAAATGTTGTATTGCTAAGTTGCTCTAAAACACTACCATTTGGCACTGCTTTAGAGCTTCCTAGTTTTACAGAAACTACCAAATCTTTTAGAAGATTATAAAAATTCCAAAAAACATTTACTGGTCGTTCCATTATTTTATTCCTTATGCGTCTTCTGTGAAGTCGTCGTCATCAGTTCCAACTAATGTGTTGTCGTCACCAGCTTCTTCAACTTGTGCCGCACCATCTGTAGTACTAGTTGCAAAGTTCCATGGAACACTTTTGCCATCATACAAGTTTGTACCTGTAGCAGTCGGTGCTGACAAAGTAACTTTACGTCCAGCAATTTTACTTACTGTGTATGTTTCACTATCGTCCATATTAAATGAAATTGACATTTCACCTGCTGCTAAGTTTGCTGGTAATTTACCAGTTGTTAGCGTACAAGTAAATTCGCCTGCTGTGCCGATTTCTTCACAAACAAATTTCTTTGAACCTTTTTGTTTTACGATATAACCTTCTTTAACTGCTGTGCCGTTATGAAAGTTTACTTTGATTTCAGAACCAGCCGCTGTTGGTGTTCCGAATAATCTTTTATTAAGTGGTCTTCCCATTTTTTTCTCCTATTATAGTAGTCCTATGCCCGTTCTATGAGCTACGCTGTGGGTACAGCATAAGTCCGCCTTACGGCACACTATCTGACACAAGTATTTATCATCAATACAGTATAAAGGATTTTAAGTCAAAAAAAAAGGCCTACCGCATTAGTGGGTAGCGCCTTTTTAAAATATAAGCAAAATAGGTAGGACTTGGGTACACCTACAAGTACGGACCGAAATACCATTTCTAAACCGTACAACCTATCCCCGCGGGTTAATGCGATGTGACTCAGCGTATTTCTACTACCAAGCCTGGGTACCACCCCTGGACAGTCAAGTTAGACCCTTCTGGTAAAGGCCTCTTCCTTGCACTATAAACAAAAAGTAATTAATTTTTTGTTGCTTATGTACTTAATATAACAGACTTTATATATAAAGTCAACCTTTTTTTTACCAAAATATTAAATTTTTTGTAATCTAGGATCTGTACTAAGTATGTTCTTTTCAGCTCTTGGTCTAGATAAACGATTTTCAGCCATTTTGCGTATTATTGCTTTATGCGCTAGTTCAGTTTTTCTTTTTTTGCGAGCTATTTCGAAGTCTTTGTGATTCATGACACTCTCCTCGTTAAAGTTAAGTGCGTTCCTTCGCTAATGCTACTTCCGGGCTAATTGCCTGAACGTTGTATTATTATTTAGTATCTAGTACTTGAATAAATTCGTTTTCTCTATCCAAATATTTAAAATCAATCTTTACTGGATCAAACTTATCTAACGCATCAAATACTATTCGTGTGTCTAACTCGCCGCAAGTGTAGACATCTAATTGCATTAATTTTGGAGATTGTTCGTCCCATATGTGTATTGCTACATGTGATGTTTCAATAATAGTAACACAAGTAAATCCTTTGTTACCTTCCATATCACAATACTTAACATAAGGTCCCATCATAATCTTCATACCAATGTCTCTAATTAAATTAGAAGCCCAATCAGTAATAGTTTGTTCGTATATTGGAGGATTACTTACTTCTGCTCTTACTATTAAATGTTTATGTTTCATATATAATTTATACCTTATTTGAAACTAAAAGTCAACCAGAAAATTTAGCCATAAAAATAGGCGCCGTAGCGCCTATTTTGTAGTTTTTAAAACTTAAGACTTAGCTAAAGCTAACTGCGCCATTAGTAATAGCAACATTAGCTAGGTAGTCAGCTGCATTACCAAGTGATGAAGCTGTGTTGTTTAGCTCAACATATCCGTATCTAGTCATGAAAGACACAACTGGTTCGAATGATGATGGATCTAATACAACGCCACTTGACATCAATGGAATGTATGGGCAATAGAACGCTGCCGCATCTGATTCACTTGAGCCTTTGTAACCAACGATTACGTTAGCACCGTCACCAGCATATGTGTTTACATATACTTTCATTGCATTGTTCAATGTACCAACCATTTTAGTGTTTGTTGGTGCTTCGAACGAACCTTCTGTTGTTCTTGCGAACGCTGAAGTTGTAGCAGACTGTAGGATAGTTAGTGCGAATGGTGATACCACTGCCCAGTTACCTGCGCCTCTACGTGTTCTTTGTGCAATTAAGTTTGCTGCTCTGTTGATTTGAACTGCAAGTGCTGCATGCTCATCACCAACGAAAGTAGCTGTACCACTTACTGCTGATTGGTCGTATGTTTCTACTGCTGTTCCACCTAGTGTATTAAGTGAACCTAATACTTCTTGGTCGATTTCTGCAGTAATTTCTTGTGCTAAAGCAGCCATAATTTCTGCTTCAACGTCGATACCGTGCATTGACTGAGCGTCTTGCGCAGATTCAAAAGTCCAACGTGCTGATAGCTTACGTGATTTAGCTTCAACAGTTTGTTTTAAGATCTGAATAGACATTTTTCTACCTGCTTCACCTTCTAGTGATGCTGTAGAACCAGCTTTTGCAGTTGCAGCGTTACCTGAATATGCTTCAGCAATTTTGAATGGGCTTAATGCTTCTTCGCCTGCTGTAGTATCAGTGTTACCTGCTGATGTATCGTTCATTGCTTCCGCATAACGTACTCTCAATGTGTGGATTTGACCCACAGGACCTGTCATAGGCTGTACACCAACTAATTCGTTAGCAATAACGGTTGGCATTACACGTCTGATAACGGGTAAAATAACTCTGTTAAGAGTTGCGACGTTGCCTGCGCTTGTTGCGCCTGCTCCGGCTGTTTCTGACAAATACTTACGTGTATTTTCCAGTGTTGCTGACATTACAGATTTCTTTGTGCCTTGTAGGCCTTCAAGAAGTGCATTCTTTGTGTCCAGCCAGCGACTTTCTAATAGTTCTGACATAGTTTTCTCCTTATTATAAACCAGCTAGACGTCTAATGTCAACGACATTATCATCTGCTTGTGAACTAGCGTTTGTTGTTGTATTCTTATTGCCTGTTATTTCTGTGCCTTCTGTAATTACTGCCTTCTGCTTCGCTGGAGAGTTACCATCGATTACAGATGGTAGGTACTTGTCAAAAGCAGATTGTAGTCTGTTTGTCTGTACTGATTCCAGTAAATCTGACATGATGTCTTTTTGAGCTCTGTTTAGTGGGCTTAATAAACCATCAATTGTGTCTTTGCGTTCAGCTATTTGTGCCATACGCTTAACTTCGGTACTCTTAGCCTCAGCTAATACTTTTGCTTTTGTAGCAAATGCTTTTGCTTCAGCTAGTTGTTTGTCTTTAACTGCAACTACATTCATAAGTTTTGCAACTTCTGAATTTTCATTCAGATGACTTGTTGCGTACTCAGATGCAAATGCTTCAAACATCTTACGACCGAAATCGTTTTTACGTGCTTCTTCGATATCTTCTTTCAATGCGCTGATCTCACCTTTAAGTGTATTTTCAACGATTGCAGATACTTTGTTAGCACCTTTTGCGATAAAGTCTTTTTTGACTTCGGCAAATTTGTTTTTAGCTTCTTTTATAAGTTTTACCTTAGTTTCAGCTAAATCTTTTTTGTCTTCGTGGAACTCTGCAATTTCTTTTGCAAGTGCATCAACTATAAAGTTCTCAAGCATACTAAATTTATCAGCAATTGCTTTTTGATCTTCATGTAGCTCAGTAACTTCTGATTTTAGCGATTCCATTACAAATTTCTGCATTAACTTTGCGTCTTCACGCATTTTAACAGCATACTTTGCTTTAGCTTCGGCTAATTGTTTGCGATCGTCTGCAAACTCAGCAATTTCTTCAGCTAAACGCTCTGAGATCATAGCATCGATAGCTTCAACCATAGTTGATTTATCGTGCTCATATTTCTTAGCAAATTCTTCGCGAAGCTCAGCAGTTGCCTGCTGACGGTTCTCTTTGATTTTGCTTTCCCAAGCGCCTTCAATTTCTGCACGTACTTCTTCGGAAACTACATCGTTTTCAAAAAGTGTTTTAAGTGCGTCCAACATTATTGTTCTCCTTTTATTGGAGTCTACTGATTATATTAACCAGAGATTCTTTTAAATATTTTTGTGCCTTTGGATCGTGTTTTGTTGCCTGTGCAAGTTCGTATGCCTTGTATCCCCCACGTGCATTCATCATATGTTCATAAATTGCTGTAGGATATGCACCAGGGGCGCTAGGCTGAGCCACAACGTCCACAGTGATTATTTCGAAATCAGAAACGGTGTTATCGCCGTCATCTGATACATTGCCACTACCACGCGATGAAACACCAAGTTTCACACCATTTTGTATCATAGTGCTAACTAGTTGTCCCATCGGAGTTGGTAGAATTTTTAATTTACCATAACCGTTTGCGCCATCCATCCAGCATTCGCTGATCATATGACTCACTCGATCTAAGTTTATGTTAAGACCTTCTGGATGATCAACTTCTCCGAGCACAGAATATCCGCCACTAATTTGATCATTGAGAGTTTTGACAGCCCTGCCAATTTCGTTTACAGGATACACACGCTGATTAGCGTTGCGTACTCCGCCCTGTATACAAATACCTTTCATATACAAGTCTTTTCCTTCGTTGGCATTCTCAACAACTATTTGTGCTTGATCGAATGTCAAATGCTCTCGTAAGTTTTTCA